TCCTCCAGCAACTGGTGGACGGTGGAGCCAGGGTGCTGGGCTGCACGGCCACGGCGTACCGGGCGGATAAGGTCAGCCTGCTGGGGTTCTACGAGAAGATCTCCTACTGCCTGTCCCTGCGGAAGGCTATTGACGATGGCTGGCTCTGCCCTCCCCGGGTGAAGGTCCACTACGTCCAGAGCATCAACCTCTCAAAGCTGGCCAAGAAGGCAGCGTCCGACTTCCAGGCCGAGGAACTGGACCGCATCCTCCGCTCCGAGGAGGCCCTGCACGACATCGCTGGGCTCATCAAGCAGAACCACCGCCCGGGACAGCCCGCTCTGGTGTTCGCCCACAGCGTCAAGCAGGCGGTCCTGCTGCGGGATCTGCTGCTGGACCGGCACGCCATCGAGGCCAGTGTGGTTCATGCCTATCAGTCAGACGAGGAGTATCGGTCTGAACTCAAGGCCTTCGTGTCAGGCAATCGGGAGTTGATTATCAACGTAGGCATCCTAACCACTGGCTGGGACCATCCACCTGTTTCAGAGATCTTCATTGCTAAGCCAACGAAGGCCCTGAACAAGTACACCCAGATGGTCGGGAGAGGCACCAGAACCCTCGCTGGGGTCCTGGAGGGCTGCGAGACGGTCGAGCAGCGGAAGGCGGCTATTGCGGCCAGCCAGAAGCCCTACTTCGTCATCCACGACCTGACGGATTCCAGCCGGTGCCACCAACTTTGCACGGCCCTGGACGTCCTGTCCGAGCAAAAGAAGGACATAAAAGTCAAGGTCAGGGACAAGCTCACGGAAGAGGCGTCCCTGGAGGAGATCGACGCAGCCGTTGCCGAGGAGATGGCGGCGGAGGCAGAGGCCGCAAGGCTGGAGCGAGAGGCTGAGCGAAGGCGCCGAGCGGCCCTAGTCGTCGGCGTGGAGTTCGGCTCCGAGGACCGTGATCCATTTGCCGCAGCAGACCGGACTGACGCTAGGCGGCGGACATGGCGCATGCCCTTCGGGAAGTTCAAGGGCCAGCCCATGGATTCTCCTGTTATCCCTACCAGTTATCTGGAGTGGATGCTCCGGGAATCCAAGCTCACTCCCATGTGGCGGTGCGCCGTCACGGCCGCCGTGGAGCGCCGGAGAAGCCCCGGGGCCAAGGTGTTTGATTCAGCCACCGGCCAATGGATTGCCGCCCATGAAGGATGACGCCACGTTCCTGTCCAATCTGGCGGCCAGCGAAGAGGCTGTCCGCGCCCTTGCGTCATCGCTGCACGGCGAGGGCGTGGGGGTGTTCGTTCCGCCCGTCGAGGTTCGCCCGTCGGCCGACCAGCGGATGGCATTCGCCGACAAAGGCGACCTGATCCTTTCTGGGTTAAGGGTCGAGGTAAAGCATCGAGGCTTTAACTTCAAGGATAGGGATTCCTATCCACACAAGACTGTGTTCATAGACGAGAAGTACAAGTTCGATGCCAAGGCCGACATCCCCTTGCTCTGTTATGTGAACCTAAGCCATGACATGAAGTGTGCCGCAGTCGTCTACGGATTCACGCGGCATCGCTGGACGCTCGACCGCAGGCCCAGCAAGGAGGAGGGGCGCCTGATCGTCAACTATCAGGTTGACAAGCGCTGGGTCCACTTCTGCCCGCCCAATCGTTTGCTGGGCTGAAACGAGTATTGACAGAGCATTTACAACGAAATCAGCGGTGTTTTATTTACTGGCCGGGACCACCGCACCGAAATGAAAAAACGCCAGCCTAAACAATCCGCCCTGAACTTGATCGGGCGGCCGAGTTACGACAGCACGAAATCCGGGCAACGGGCAGGTGTTAGATCCTGCATGGACGCTACGCCCCGGTGGAACGCTGAAACTAGGGCCAAATAAGGCTGTCGTGGCTACCCCTCTGGGGTTGCTGAGGAAGGGACCCGGGCCCTTTTCAGCACGGAAGCGGTGCGCCCGGAAGTAACACCTGAGGATTAAGCGATGAAGGTTTCTTACAAGACTGCTGATGGACGGCTGACCGTGGAGGTGGAGGGCAAGGATAACAAGGACGTGTTCGCTCAACTAGCCCTGTTCCAGGAGATCTACGAGACCCGGCGGTGCGGGGCCTGCGACAGCGAGCGGGTCCGCATGATCGTCCGGGAGGTAAAGGGCAACACCTTCTTCGAGTTGAAGTGCATGGACTGCGGCTCGGTCCTGGCGTTCGGCCAGAAGAAGCAGGACGGCAGCCTGTTCCCGAAAAGGAAGGACAGGGACGGCAACTGGCTGCCCAACGGCGGCTGGGTCAAGTGGTCACCCCGCGATGCGGACGGCGACGACAGCCCGTTCTAGGAGATCGAGATGCCACGGAAGGCACCCAACAAGAAGAGGCTGGCACAGGAGGAAGCCCGCAGGCTGCTGGCTTCCTACGCGGAGTCGCACGACCGATGTGCCATCTGCCACTTCAGGAAGTACCGGCCGGGCCGGCGAATGGAAATCCACCATATCGTCGGCCGGTTCGGCGCCACCCCGCACGACCATCGCGGGCTGGTGATGTTGTGCAACACCTGCCACCACGCGGTCCACAACCGGGTCCCGCCGCCATTCGACGGGCTCAAGAACGCGCACGTTCTCACTGCCAAGGAGGAAGAGGACGGCGAGGTGGACCTTGTGTACCTGGCTGGATGCAGGAGGAAGAAGCACCTGGGCTACGACCCGGAGCCAATCCCAAAGGCTTATCTCGATGAGAGGTCCGAGAATGACGAACGGTGAGTTCATCGAGGTCGTCGGCGGCCCGCTCGACGGATCGCGGATGGAGTTCGTGGAAGAGACGCGAATGGGGTTCACGCATGTAAGCGGAAACAAAGCCTATCGGTACACCCTGAAGCAGATAACGCCACAGAAGGGCGAGTTCATCGTCAGGCGCAGGTACGTCCTGGAGGGATTCATCAGTGGTAAACGGAAAACAAAAGGGGAAGAGGGGGGAACTTGAACTATGTCATGTGCTGAAAGAATCGTTCGGGTGGGATGCGGAGAGAAGCGTCCAGTACAACGGAAATGCGGGGGACTCGGACCTGCTTGTCCGGCAGATGCCGGCCATGTTCCTGGAGTGCAAGCGGGTCCAGAGCCTGTCGGTCTCGAAGGCGATGGAGACGGCGGTGCGGCAGGCGGGCTCGAAGCTGCCGTGCCTGTTCCACCGGAGGGACCGGGAGCCGTGGCTGCTCACGATCCGTCTTGCCGACCTGATGGAACTCTGCCGGATGGTCACCCAATCGAGCGCTATGCAAGTGGGGCGGTGCGCTCCCACTTGCCCCAGCGATTCGACCTCATCCCCTCCGCCGGAGCCAGGCGCGTAGCCGAAGCCATGGCGCACGGGGCCGAGCGGTATGGCGAGGGGAACTGGACCAAGGGCATGCCCGTGAAGTTCCTGCTGAACCATGCCCTGGCCCACATCTTTGAGTACCTGTCGGGCGACCGCAGCGAAGACCATCTCGGGCACGCCGCCGCCAATATGTGCATGGCCTGCCACTCGGAGGAGGCTTGGCCGGCAATCAATCAGGCCCCCGGGAAGGATCAGCCATGAAGCAAAAGCGCCCCGTCGCCTACCTGTTCCAACAGCGCGGCTACTCGGAATACATGGAGATCTTTCGGTTCAAGAAAGAGGCTTTGGCTGAAGCCCAATACTGCCGCTGGCTCGGGCAGCCCTCCACGATCACGCCCCTGTACGCAGGCAAGCCAGTGAAGGTGAAGCCATGATCCTCCAATGCAACCCGCCCATCTGGGTCACCACGCCGCTCGGTGAGGGGCATGCACTGTTCTTGATTGACTATGGCCCCAGCGTCAACACGATCTGGGTGGTGCATCAGTTCGAGGATGGGCGCGTCGTGCATGTAGACAGCTCGGAGATCCGCGTCATGGGCAATCCCATGTACGGGATCGAGCATCCTGAAACGCCGGTTCGTTCGATGAATAAATAACCCTTAGCAGGCAGGGAGGCCTAGATGGGTAAAGTCAACTGGACGATTGAGCCGACCGAGAACGGAGTCCATCGCGTCTCGTTTACGGGCAAGGGCACCGCCGAGATGTGGGTGCTGCTGTCAGCCGACTGGCATTGGGACAACCCCAAGAGCCGGCTGGATTGCATCGAGCGCGACCTCAAGGAGGCGAAGCGCATTGGTGCCATGGTGATCTCCTGCGGGGACCACTTCTGCGCTATGCAGGGGAAATACGACAAGCGGTCCAGCAAGGACTCGATCCGCCCGGAGCATCAGACCGGTAGCTACCTGGACGCCCTGGTGGAAACGGCCGCCGATTTTCTGACGCCCTACAAGGAAGTCATGGGCTTGATCTCGGTCGGCAACCATGAGACGGCGATCTATGGCCGTCACGAAACCTGCCTGACCTCACGGCTGGTTGAGCGGCTGCGGACCTCGGGCAGTCCGTGCCGCAAGGGCGGATACAACGGCTGGCTTCTGTTCCGCCACATGTGCAATGACGGCAAGCAGGGTGGCGAAGCGTACCGCATGTACTACCACCACGGCTCGGGCGGGGATGCCCCGGTCACGCATGGCACCATCGCCATGTCTCGGGTCAACCAGTTCGTGGACGCCGACTGCATTTTAAGCGGACACCTGCACATCAAGAACCTCTCGAAGTCCGCCCGGGAGAAGCTAACCCCTGCCGGCAACCGCAAGGTGTACGAGACGGCCCTGGTGCGTTGCTCGACCTACAAGGACGAATACGCGCCCCTTGAGGGCTGGCATCTGGAAAAGGGCAAGGGCCCCAGGCCAACCACCAACCCGTCGTACTGGCTGCGGTTGCGCGTGGACAGGAACCGGGTCATTCACGCCACCTTCCATGACGCGCCACCGGAGTGAGCCATGTCCAGCGACCATCACTTCCTGGTCAACGGAGTTCGTTGGCTCTGGCGGTACACCAAGCTCAAGGGTCAGGCCCAGGGCTGGACCTTCATGCCCGACCCCAAAAACCCCAACGTCAAGAAGAAGGTGTTGATAGACGAACGGCTTACTGGAAGGGCCCGCCTCAATACCGAGATCCATGAGTTCCTGCACGCGGCTAATCCCACGCAGAGCGAGGAGCATGTCTCGCAGCAGGGGGATGACCTGACCAGGATCCTGTGGGCATTGGGG